ATTCACGTAAATTATACATAGGAAATGGAACTCTCAGCGAAGGCGCGCCAGAAATTGGAAATACTGAGATTTTAACGGAATACAGTAATTTACCAAATTACACAGTTTATAGCCAAGGAGTGTCTGACGGTTCAACAGCTAATTTGGCATTTGGAATTGCCGACGCTAATAAGCCAGCAATTTATGTTCAATATTCAGCAGTTCGTGATGTAGATACCAGAGTTGGCTGGATTAAACTAGCTAGAAATCTTTCCAATAATACATACTACTATGATGAAGAATATACTGAGTCAGCAAACATTGGCATGAAATGGGATGTTGAAGCTGTAGGAGTAAGCGGGCCAGGTGCCTACGCGGTAATAGCCGCAAATTTAGTAACAACCACTGGCTTTGGCGCTAACATACAATATACCGTAAGTACACTTTCTTTCTAATATTATGTGGAATCTATTACCTAGCGAAAGGCTTCGCTATTGGCATGATTTTCGTAAAAAAATTAGCACACTAACACGTGATGATGCGTTAAAAGAAACACATCATCTATGGTGTTATGCTCCTTTTGTTTCGAATTATCTGACTACTGATCAGATAGCAAATTGGCCAGATCCATGGGAATTAATAAATGACAATTACTACTGTGATCTTGCAAAAGCATTAGGCATGGTATATACACTTTATTTGTCTGATCATGCAATAGAAAGCACCATTAAAATTTACAGTCATAAAATTTCAAAAGACCAATATAATTTAGTCTGGATCGATGGAGGAAAATATGTTCTTAATTACCTCCACGACGAGATTATAAATAAAAAACAACTCAGTGATGAACTTGATTTTGTAAAATCAATCACTATCAAAGATTTAAAATTAGATAAAATACGTTAAGAGAAAAAAATATGTCGCACATTAAAGTTAAAAAACGTAATGGCAAAATAGAGCCATTGACGCTAGAAAAATGGCAAAATCAAATATCAAAAATTTGCCAGGGAATATCAGATGTTAGTCAATCAATGATTGAAATCAAAGCACAGCCACACTTTTATGATGGTATTACTACAAGAGAAATAGATAATATCACCTTAAGAGCATGTGTGGATCTGATAGATATCGAAAGTAACCCAGATATTGGTCATGTAAACTACCAATACGTAGCTGGTAGACAACGTGTTAGTATGTTACGCAAAGACGTATATGGATCGTACACTCCACCAAGACTATATGAAATAATTAAAAAGAATGTTGAAGTTGGACTGTATACACATGAACTACTAGAATGGTATACAGAAGAGGAATGGAATCGAATGGACGCTATGATAGATCATAGCAAAGATGAACTTTATAGCTATGCAGCAATTGAACAATTAGTTGAAAAATATCTTGTCAAGAATCGTACAACTAAGCAGATTTATGAAACGCCGCAAGTAAGATATATGATTGCTGCTGCTACGGTCTTTCATAAAGAAGAGCCTCTTTCTGCTAGAATGCGTTACATAAAGGAATATTACAATGCCGCCTCTGATGGTTTATTTACCCTTGCTACTCCTGTGCTTGCTGGTCTCGGCACTCCTACCAAGCAGTTTAGCAGTTGTGTTCTTATTAGGAGTGATGACGATCTTGATAGTATATTTGCTAGCGGGGAAATGATGGCCAAATATGCCAGTAAACGTGCTGGCATTGGTCTTGAAATCGGTCGCGTCAGACCGTTAGGTGCGCCTATCAGAAAGGGTGAAATACTACATACTGGATTAGTTCCTTTCTTGAAGAAATGGTTCAGCGATTTACGCAGTTGTAGTCAGGGCGGAATCAGAAATGCAAGTGCAACCATTACGTATCCTATCTGGCATTATCAATTTGAAGACCTAATCGTTCTTAAAAATAACCAAGGTACTGAAGAAACGCGAGTACGTTTTCTTGACTATAACGTGGTGATTAGCGCACTATTTTTACGTAGATTCAAAAACAAAGAGAATATCACATTCTTTGATCCGAACGAAGTGCCCGATCTTTATGAGGTATATTATCGTGACATCAATCTTTTTGAACAACTATATGTTCAATACGAAAAGAGAACTGATCTTCGCAAGAAAACAATGGCCGCAGAAGAAGTATTTAAAGGCGGCATTCTAAAGGAACGCACTGATACAGGTCGAATTTACATCACATTTATTGATAATGTACAAAAGCAGGGACCTTTTAATACGAAACTGCATCCGATTTATCAATCTAATCTTTGTCAGGAAATTCTATTGCCGACACGATCATTTAAACGTTTAGATGATGCAGATGGCAGAATTAGTTTATGTACTTTGGGCTCGGTGAATTGGGGTTCATTTCGTAATCCAGAAGATATGCGCCGCGCCTGCAGAATTCTTGCACGTAGTTTAAACAACATACTTGATTATCAAGACTTTTTGAGTATACAAAGTAAGCTCAGTAATGAAGAAATTAGACCATTGGGTATAGGAGTCACTAATCTAGCATATTGGCACGCTAAACGTGGTTTTAAATACGGTGAAAAAGATGCACTTGCTGAAGTTAAATCTTGGATGGAACATCAAGCCTATTATCTAACTGAAGTAAATGTTGAGTTGGCTAAAGAAAGAGGTAAATGTTTGCATAGTGATGGAATGCGTTATGGTCAAGGTATTTTCCCTTGGGAACTACGTGCAGAAGGCGTAAATCAACTAACAGATTTTACTCCTGAATTAGATTGGGAAAATCTAAGAACAGAAATGAAAACACATGGTGTTCGTAATGGAACATTGATGGCTATTGCACCTGTTGAATCTAGTTCAGTAGTAATCAATTCAACTAATGGCATTGAGTTGCCCATGAGTTTGATTACGACCAAAGAAAGTAAAGCTGGTAGTTTCACTCAAGTAGTGCCAGAATATCAAAAGTTGAAGAATAAATATCAACTTATGTGGGAGCAGAAAGATTGTATTGATTATTTGAAAACTGCTGCTGTTTTGGCAGCATATGTTGATCAAAGCATCAGTACAAATACTTTTTATTCACCTAAACATTTTGCTGATAAAAAAGTTCCTGCAACGCTTATAGCAAAAAATTTAATGCTTGCACAGAAATATGGTCTAAAAACACTGTACTATTCACTTTTGGATAAATCTGGATCTAAACTTTCAATTGAGGCACCTACTACTAATTTAAAAGATGTTGAAGAAATAGCACAAGAAGAACACTGCGAAAGCTGTGTTTTATAAACAAGGAATAATATGTCAAAAGAGCAATATAACTTAAGTGTTAATCCAAACTATTTACGCCGTAGAATGTTTTTAGATGGTACGGTAACAGTACAACGATTTGAGGAATTTAAATATCCTAAAATTGCTAATTATGAAACAACCGCACGTGGCTTCTTTTGGGTACCAGAAGAAATTAGTTTAACTAAAGATGCTGGAGATTTTAAAACTGCTAGCGATACTGTAAAACATATCTTTACTAGTAACCTATTGCGTCAAACTGCATTAGATAGTTTGCAAGGCCGTGGTCCCACACAAATCTTTACACCTGTTGTTAGTGTGCCAGAACTAGAAACGCTAATGTTTAATTGGGGATTCTTTGAATCTAATATTCACAGTCGCAGTTATAGTCACATCATACGTAATATCTATAATGTTCCAAAAGAAGTTTTCAATACTATCCATGATACAAAAGAAATCGTGGATATGGCTAGTAGTGTTGGTAAGTACTATGATAACTTACACAGATTAAACTGTATCAAAGAAATAGATGATGACCCAAATAACTGCCCAGAAGAATCGCACATCAAGGCAATTTGGTTAGCATTAAATGCCAGCTATGCACTAGAGGCCTTTAGATTTATGGTAAGTTTTGCAACTAGCCTTGCAATGGTTGAAAACAAGATTTTTATTGGTAATGGAAACATTATTAGTCTTATTCTACAAGATGAAATACTGCATAAGGAATGGACTGCTTATATTATCAATACTGTAGTAAAAGACGATCCACGTTTTGCCAAAGCAAAGGTAGAATGTGAGGCAGAAGTTTATGCCTTATACATGGATGTTATTCGTGAAGAAAAAGCATGGGCGGATTATCTATTTAAGAAAGGTCCAGTTATTGGACTTAATGCTCAAATCCTAAAAGATTTCGTAGATTATACCGCGTTCAATGTGTTGAAAGAAATTGGAATCAAATATACTGAAAGTTCACCAAAAAGCACTCCTATACCATGGTTCAATAAGCATAGTGATGTTAGCAAAAAACAAACGGCATTACAGGAAAATGAATCAACTAACTATGTCATTGGTATTATGAGTGATAATATTGTTTATGATGATTTGCCATCAATTTAAAAAGGAAAGCAAATGTTAAAAGTTTATTCAAAAGACAACTGTACCTATTGTGTGCAGGCAAAAAAGTTATTAGAAAGTAAAAATATTGAGTATGCAGAAGTACGAGTTGATCTAGATCCAAGTGCTAGAGAATTCGTAATGTCGCGTGGACATAGAACTGTGCCACAAATATACTTAGATGATACATTATTCGTTGAAGGTGGTTTTCAAGGTCTAATGAAATTGTCTGATCAAGAACTAAAGGAAAAATTGAATGTTAGTATCAAAGAATAAGAGTTATGATGCAGGTGATATTGTTAGTTTTAAGTTAGTTAACGGTGATGAAATCGTTGCTAAGATTGTTGAAGAGGACATGATGAGCTTTCGTGTAAATCGTCCGTGTACATTGATTCCTAGTGCGCAGGGATTAGGTTTTATGCAAAGCATGTTTGCCGCGGACATAAATAAAGATATAGAGCTTAGAAAAGATCATATAATGATGCATGCACCTGTTATCAAACAAATGTCTGATCATTACGTTCAAACAACAACAGGTATTCAGCCTGTTTCTAAGGGCTCACTAATTATGTGAGGTAAATGATGTCTGGAGTGGCAAGAGTTGGAGATAGATTAGGACCAGGTGGTATTTTGACAGCGCCGTTTAGTCCTGACGTAACAGTAAATGATCGTCCCGTGGCCTTATTAGGCTGTGTATATACTGCACATACTTGTTGTGGCAAGAAAGGATGTCCACCATCACACTGTTTTGGCCCTACTTTCACTATTCCAGCAGGAGTTACCGTAAATGGTTTGCCGCCTATAGTAAAAGGTAGTCGTGGACTATGTGGACATAAAGTCGAATCTGCTAGTGAGAATGTTATTGTAGTGCAAGACGGACTAATAGGCATGGTAGGTGGTAAAATTTTAGATAAAGTGTTTTAATAATGACTACGCCAGCTCAATATGCTATAAATCGTCCTACGTTAGAAGTTGGTGGACTAAGTCCATTACAATTAGCATTAACGTACTATATGAACGAAGCACTTCAAGTGCCATTCGCTGTAAACACTGATTTCGTTGCTGCGATAAAAACATACAGTGATAGTGGAGTAGTAATTCCTAGTGATTTGGGTTTAGATGGCACTGCAATTATCGCAGATGGTCCGTTAGTAAAAATGATCCGTCGTGCCGAGAATTGTGGTCCGTTAGAGATTGAGCGATATGAACAAATTACCATAGGCAATCGTGCTAATTTATTACCGAATGCGTGGGAATACGGTGAGGCAACTATTCGTGGAGGATCAATCAGTGCTGGCGGTGGTGGTCCATGGGGTACTGGTGGACTAGCAAGTGCATTTCCTGGCCCATGTAATGCTGTTGATCGTCCACCTAATTTGATTGTTGGCGGATATTTTGATGCATATAGTACAGGAGATAGCATAGCTGTTGTACCAGGTTCAGATGTAAATTCAAGCGCACTTAATACTACTGAAGGTGCAGTTGGCGCAAATGATAACGTTGGGTAATTTATGACAAATGGTGTAACCATTGAAGGAATTTCATACAAGGGACCAGTTTTAGGAGCCACTGAAGCTGATCCTCTGATAGGCGCATTTGCATGTAGCGATGAACTACTGCCTCCAAATCCAAATATACCAACATCAACTGGACTTTTTATTGGTTCATTGTCAGCACATGGTAATATTGTTGCAATGACCGTTAATTCTGGTGCATATAATTATGTAGACAATAATGGCTTTATAGCATTAAAACCTTTTCTTACAGGATATATGCGTGAATATTGGCGTGATCCCACAAAATTAAGTCTAGGAATAGATACAGCAATTCCCGCACTCACTGGTGTTGTACCATCTTCAATAACGTCAATCACTGGTAATTTACTATACTACATTGATCTTCAAATAACACGTCTTACGGGAAATAACTTCGTTGATAATTTTTCTTTCATCAATATTTTCAATCAGGTATTGAATTGGGTTTCAACTTCAAATAATTATCTAGTTGCACTTAAAACCAGTGAAGACAAATCATTACAGTATTTTGGCAGTACAAACTACTCAGAATTATTGAGTCAGGGCTTCAGTCAATACAAAAATAGTGTAGCACTACGTCAATCTTTGCTTAATATTGGACGCATAGTAACCGAAATTAATGAAGGTTATTTTGGCACATCTAATAGTATTGCAAATATAATGTTACGATTAGGACTAGGCAATATTGGTAATTTAACATCAAAATTATCAGTCGCTGGCATAAATGTAGATAACATTTATAATGAAAATTATACTCAACAGATTAGTGCAATACTACAAACTATAACTGCACCAAGTGATCTTAATACCATACAACAGGTTTTAAAAACTACAGTACGTAATTTAACTTCACCGCTTGATTATACTAGTCTTGAAAAAACAAGTGGTGTTCAAAATGATAGTCCATTTCAAAGCTTAGCAGATTTTGGCAAAGATATAAAGAATAAATCGCCATTTTTAGCAGTAGAAACTGGTCGTGAATTAGTTGAAGCAATTGATTTGGTATTAAATGAAGTTACTAGCAATGTATTAGCGTTAAGTGCTGAAGGTAAATTATTACCACAAGAAATAATTAATCAATTGCGTTCATATTTACCAGTTGGTGTAAATAATGGCCCCGTTACCATGATAGATGTCATAGGTATGTGCAGTGGTTATTTAACTAATGATTTTAGAATAGTAAATGAAAATCTACTATACATAGAACAATCCGCATATGGTCCTCAATTACATGCTGCACTACGTGATATAGCAATAAAATTCAAAGCATACAAGAGTGTGCCCTCCTCTGCTGATGCAGAGGGACAAGTAGTAACCAATAACTTTTTTGAAAATCAAGCTTACTTAACCAGTTTAGCTACATATAAAAATTTAGTAGATTCTATAGCGGCGGATCCACAATTTGCACCTTATGTTGAAAAATGTAATGCTGCCTATCTTAGAATTTGCGAGGCAACCGCTAGAGAATCTATTAATTTTGGTAAAGCTAATTTCAGTACAGAGATTTTTAGAGAAAACAGCCTTATATATTCATTCGTAGATAGTTTGCCATCATATGCGACTGATACGCAAAACATAGCTAGTGATACATTGTTATACAATATGTTGCAGAGAAATCAGGCAGGTGATATAGCCAAATCCATACTAAATTTGTACAAAAATAACCAAACTTTGGGAAATGTAGGAGTAAAAATCACAGGAATTGTGTGATTTTATCTCACTTGTGTTATAATGTGAGCATCCTACCAGGAGGAAGTGTAAATGATTGGCAAAAAAATACGTAGATATGCATACAAAAGCGCAATTTTGGTCGCGGCGCTATCATTTTTATTTGGCTTAGACTATGCAATCAAAGAATGGCATAATCAAGATGTTGCAAAAATGCAAATAACTAACAATTCTCTACGCGAACTGGATTGTTTAACAAAAAACATACATTGGGAATCCCGTGGTGAACCACTGGCTGGTAAAATAGCTGTAGCACAAGTTACCTTAAATCGTGTAGCAGATGGTCGTTTTGGTGATGACGTTTGCAGTGTAGTGTATCAGAAAACAAATATAGCGCAGCGTCTTGTATGTCAATTTAGTTGGGTGTGTGAGAACAATATCAAAAAAGCATCTATATCACCTAAAGACTATGAAGAAAGTTTTGACGTAGCTAAGAAAGTATTTTTTGAAAATTGGAAGCTAAGTCATCTAGAAAACGCACTCTACTTTCATGCTGATTATGTCAGACCAAAGTGGAATAAAGAGCGTGTTGCAAAAATAGGTAAACACATTTTTTACAAAGAACGTGAAGGGAAAAACAAATGAAGAATACTACACTCAAAGAAATAGATGAAGTCACCGAGGATGATTTTCTAGATGAGTTAGATTTAGAAGATTTTGTGTTTGTAATTGATCGTGAAGGTAATCTTAAAAATTTAATATTGCCAGAAAATTATGAATCTATGACAATACCTGATGAAATAAGTACACTGCTTCAAATGTATGGCCTTTCGGTCTGGAACTTAAATTCAATTCATTAAATACAAATTTTCTAAAAATGAGCACTACTTACTTACTGTCTTGGGACATGTATGGTCTTGAGGCATGCATAAATGTTACTGAAATGGAACACAACAGAATTCTAGATATTCTGTCCGATAAATCTACGTCAAACAATAACCAAGTGCCACTGAATGCATTAATATTACGGGCAAAGTTTAATCCTCAACGTCATTACGAAATCTATATGATAGATGTAGATGATAGTATTTCCAAAGCTGATTTAGTTGATTTTTTCAAGGAAACACCACAGGCAGCAGCAGACTTAGTTCGTTCACGTGGGCAAAAAATATACTCAGATCGTAAGACTAAATCAGAAAAAAACATGGTAGTAATTGAATAATCAGAATAAATAGTACATGATATTTGGATATTTTGTTTTTGCTGTTGCTATTGCAATTAGTATAGTCGCGGCGTATTATAGCATTGTCGGTTTAACTGCTATATTTGCTGCTGCTACAATACCTATTGTAATAATGGGAGTAGTATTAGAAATTGGAAAAATAACGGCAGCACTGTGGCTTAAATTAAATTGGCATCGTGCTAGTTTAGTTTATAAATTATATCTAGTGCCCGCCGTTAGCATTTTAATGCTACTTACTAGTATGGGAATTTTTGGCTTTTTAAGTAAAGCCCATTTAGATCAAGCTGTACCTTCAACCAACGTTGCCGCTCAAGTTGCGTTATTAGATGAAAAAATTAATCTAGAGAAGGAGAATATAAATGTCTCACGTAAAGCACTACAACAACTTGATAAAACAGTTGATGAAACTATTGCTCGATCCTCTAGTGAAGAAGGAGTCACCCGTGCCGCAAATTTACGTAGAACTCAGCAAGCCGAACGCAGAAGATTGCAGGCTGATATTGAGAACGCACAGAATAACATATCTAAATACACCGAAGAACGACAACCATTAGCTACACAGTTGCGATCACTTGAGGCAGAAGTTGGTCCTATTAAGTATATTGCCGCACTAATTTATGGTGATACCATAGATAATACACTGCTTGAAAATGCAGTTCGAATAGTAATATTAATTATCGTAGCAGTATTTGATCCACTAGCACTTATACTAATAATTGCCGCGCAACAAAGTATTAGATGGGCGACAATCGAAGCAGAAGAAAAACTTAAAACTTTAAATACTGCTAGTGAAATTGTTCATGTAAACAAAGCAGAAGATTCAGATAACAAAATTGCCGAAACACAAACGCAAACTATTCAAGTTGAAACTGAAAATAAAGTAGAAGAAAACTTATCTGAGACTGTATCTACGAAAGTATATAACCCAGAAAAATTTCCATACTTAAATAAATTTAGTCATTTTAAAGATATCAAGCCATTTGTTTATAAAGAAAAAGAAAATAATTTTGAGATATCCGAAACAGTAAATACTGTAGTTGTAGACGTTGCACCAAAAGATACAAAAATACCAGAAACAGCAGAACGTTACAAAGCACCAATGCCAATTGTACCTGAAACTTTAAATGTTCGTAGAACTAAAACACCCGAAATAAATGTAAGAACTGATTTTGGTATTGCTTTTCCAGTCACAGCTAATAAAGGAGATAGTTTCTTACGTGTTGATACCTATCCAAATAAATTGTACAAATACAATGGCACTAAGTGGATACAAATTGATAAATCACAGTCAGATAGTCATAGTTATGATGAGAAATATATTGATTTCTTAATCGAAAAAATATCTACTGGCGAATATGACATCGAACACTTAAGTAACATAGAACAAGACTTAATCGCAAATAAATTAAAGAGTAACAATGAAAACACCTGAAATTTCAATAATATTGCCTACCAGAAAAAGAACAAAAACACTAATTAATAGTTTAAATAGCTTACTTGCTGCTGCAAAAGATACTTCAAGAATAGAAATTCTAATCGCATACGATGATGACGATGATGAAAGTAAACAATTTTTTGCAAAAACATGGGGCGATTATATTGTTCAATGTAATGCTACTAGTAAGATATTTGAAACACCACGATATGGCTATCTAAAACTAAATCGCTATGTAAACTTCTTAGGAAGAAATGCTAGTGGTCGATGGATTATGTTTTGGAACGATGATGCATTGATGTTAACAGATAATTGGGACGATGAAGTCGTAAAACATAATGATTGGTTTGGATTATTGCGCATGCCGTGTGTAAATCAAAATCACCCATTCGCATTATTTCCTATAATACCACGTGAGTGGATTGACTTTTTTGGTTGTATTAGTCCAGTTACACATAGTGATTGGTGGATATTTCATGTTGCAAGTGTTGCTGGTAGAATTCAAAATATCCCAGTTGAAGTTTATCATGATCGTGCTGATATTTCGGGCGGTAACAATGACGAGACTTATCGAGAACAAAGTTATGCTGCCGATGGTAGAGATTCAAATAATCCAGATGATTATGCACATCATGCTAGACAACTTGATTTAATAAACTGGATAAATCAATTAAAGGAAAGAGTTCAAAATGAGCAGTGAATTGCTTAATAACATCAAAGATTACTGGAATCGTCGTCCATGTAACATACGTCATAGTAACAAAGAACTAGGTTCTAAAGAATATTTCGATGAAGTAGAACACAGGCGTTATTTCAATGAACCACATAACTACAGATTTGCAGAATTTCATAAATGGAAAAATCTTAAAGTATTAGAAATAGGTTGTGGCATTGGCACTGACGCAGTGAACTTTGCCAGAGCCGGTGCAGATTACACTGGTATAGACATCAGTGGTGAGAGCATTGCATTAGCAAAACGTAGATTTGAAGTATATAACTTGAATGGTAGATTTATCGAATGTAATGCAGAATCAATAGATAGTGTATTGCAAGAGAATGAAAAGTTTGATTTAATTTATAGTTTTGGGGTAATACATCATTCACCTAATCCAGAAAAAATTATTCACGATCTTCCTAAATATATGCATAAAGATTCCGTTGCAAAAGTAATGTTGTATGCTAAGCATAGTTGGAAAAATATACTCATCGAAGGTGGAGTAGAACAACCAGAAGCGCAATCAAACTGTCCACAGGCAGAAACATATACCATTGATGATGTAAAAAAGATGTTTGCATATGCTCGTTTTTCTGATGTTCAAGTTGAGCAGGATTTTATTTTCAAATATAACACTGAAAAATATATACAAAAAGAATATGTTGTTGAACCTTGGTTCGAATCAATGTCTCCAGAGATGTTCAAAATTATGGAACAAAATTTGGGATGGCATCTACTAATTAACGCAAAACTATGACTAGATTTTTTACTCCACCAGATGTAGATTTTGATAGATCGATATCAAAAGTTTTTATTAGAAATTGTCCTTGGACTGATGAACAATTAACTAACTTAGTTGATCAGTTAGGTGATAAAAGATACGACATTTATATCTATCGTAATGATATGAATGATATTCAATGGGCAGAGGGAATTCGTACTCATGCCAAAAAAATTTATGATTGGAAACATTATAAAGAAATGCAACCCGAAGAACTTTTAAGGAAAATTGATGATGACTTCTGAATTTAGACGCCCACAGATTAATGGTAATAAAGTATTTGTCAAAGATGACAATATAGAAAAAGCCATGCGTAAATTCAAAAAGAAGGTTAATGACAGTGGCATACTACAAACACTAAAAGATAAAGAATTTTACGAAAAGCCAACTACGGTCCGTAAAAGAGCCAAATCTGCTGCCATAAATCGCTGGAATAGAAAACTTGCAGAACAACAATTACCAAAAAAGTTGTTTTAATTTATAAGTTCGTGTATAAATACATATGTAGATGCTCAGTATGAGGTCTACTTTTAAAGTCATAACTTGCTTAATGAAAGGAGAACAATATGACACAATATGGAATTAACACACTAGATTTGCCTTCTCTATCACGCCATGCCATTGGGTTTGAGCGTATGATTCATGATTTAAATCGAACATTCGCCAGCATTCGCGGGAATGAAAACTATCCACCGTATAATGTAATTCGTGTTGATGATACACATTACACTATCGAGTTGGCAGTTGCTGGATTTGAAGAAAATGAATTAGACGTTGAATTAACCGATCGTGTATTAGTGATTACGGGCGAACGCAATACTAAAGGTGATTCTATTGGCTATGTTCACAAGGGCATTAGTACAAGAGATTTTACCAGAAGTTTTACTTTAGCAGACAATGTTGAAGTAAAATTAGCCAGTGTGAAGAATGGAATTCTTAGTGTTGATTTGGAATTAATAGTTCCAGAAGAACAACGTCCTAAGAAAATCGCAATTACTTTTAGTAAGTAATTAATCACGGGGGAATAAATTCCCCCTTTAACATCTTATTCGATAAATTTTATGACTGAAATTGCAGATGTAAAGCCTATTGTAAAATCAAAATCAAAAACAGGACTTCAAGAACCTTCCAAATACAATGTCATATACATTAATGATGACATCACTACGGTTAACTTTGTTGTCGAATCATTGGTAGTAATTTTTAACTATGACAGGCTAGATGCTGAAACAATGGCAAAGAAAATCAATGACGATGGTTCAGGCATAGTAGCAACACTACCATACGAAATGGCTGAACAGAAAGGTTATGAAGTAACCGTACTAGCTAGAAACAATGGATATCCATTAATCGTTAAACTTGAAGCAGAAGGTTAATTCATGGCCGATTTAATGATAGATATAGAAACATTAAGCATTAAGCCAAATGCGGTGGTTCTAACTTTAGGTGCCGTACAATTTGATCCATTTAGTCGTGTTGAGACTTTTTTCTCTGAAACATATTTCAGATTTGACATTGAAGAACAACTTGATTTGGGCAGAGATGTTAACGAAGATACCATAGCTTGGTGGGGTAAACAATCAGACGAATCAAGACTTGAAGCATTAACTGATGAAAATCGTGTTAAATTTAGTGAATATTGTCCTACCCTAACTAAACTAGTTGTAAATTCAAAGCGAGTATGGGCACAAGGACCCACATTTGATATGTGTATACTTGAAAATCTGTACAGGCAAAAAGAAACACCTATTCCATGGCAATATTATAATGTACGAGATAGCAGAACATTGCTGCAAGCATTAGGTGACAGTAGAAATGCCGGTGCGAAAGCACACAATGCATTAGAAGATTGTAAGGAACAAATTCGTGCAATTAAACGAGTTGTATCAAAGTTTGGATTAACTACATTATGAATATAATCATTGGCGAAGTCGCTGCCGAAAAGCTAAAAGAAAATTACACAGTATTGGAACTTGAAACTTTTAAATTAAAAGACAGTAACGTTAA